GGCGCGCAGCTTCATCGTCTCTGCGGTCACCGCCGAAATCGCGGCCTGCCCGGTCGGATCAAGCAGCTCGATCACGCCGTCGGGCACGTTGCCGATCGCGCAGAGCCAGTTGCCGCGAAAGCGGCCGGTATCGACCGGCGATCTCACGATAACCTCGCTGAACGCATCCAGCGAAATCTTGCGGACGGCAGTCGTCATCTTGCGGTCCGTCTTGGCGACGAAGGTCCTGACGTCAGTCACGAAGCGGCTCATCTGCGGGCCGTGATCTCATAGGCCACGGTGATGCCCGCCGGCGCGATCGCGGTGACGTCGAGCGCGCGGTAGGTGCCCTGCGCGGTCACGATCTGATCGTTCTCCTGCGGGACGAAGGCGATGTCGTGCGCGGCGTAGATCGTCACATCCTCGGCGCGGATCACGGTGTCGCCGACGCCCATGCCGACGCTTCTGCCGGAGACGGGCAGGACGGCGCCGATGACTTCCGCCGACGTCGCGGTCAGGCTTCCGGCTTGCGGGTCCGCAGGGTCCGCGGCGGTCAGCACCGGGCGCGAGACGGTGATGCGCTGCCCGAACTCCGCGAGGATCCCGAGCGCGTCAACCTGAGCTGCCAGATAGTCGAAGCTCATGCCCGCCTGATCTCCGCGAAGCCGTTGCCGGCGAGGACGTAAGGCCGCAGGATGCGGTCCACCGCCGGGATCGAGGGCCGGCCCTTGCCGCCGATATAGGTGACCGACTTCGACAGGGGCCCGATCGAGGACGACTCCGATGCAATCGTGCCGACGGTGATCGGCAACGGGTCGGTGCCGGACATGATGGCCAGCGCCATCTCCATCTGCGCCCGCTTGATGGCCGCCGGGATGGTTTCATACTTGACCCACCAGCCGTCCACATAGCCGACGTCGTGGCGCGGCCAGGCGAGCGCCTGGAACTCCGAGAACTGGTAGCCCTTGAAGGTGTAGAGGTCGTCAATCGCGCGGGTGGCGCGGCGGAGGATGGCCTCACGGCCCCTGTCGCCGAGCGTGTTGAGCTCGTTTCGATCCATGGCGGCGGCATAGGCCATGAACTCGGCGAGCGTGACGTAGCTGTCTGCTGCCGTCCCGGCGATGGTGGTGTCTAGTGGCATGGTGTGGCTCCTTGGCCCTCAATGACACGGCCCCCGGAAGGGCCGTGCTGTTCAGGGTCACGCGCCGATGAGAAGGCCGATATGACGCGGCTGCACCACCGCCACGCCCCAGGCCAGGTTGACCTCCCAGCGAATCTGGCGCTTCTGGCGATAGACGCAGAACTCGAAGGTGATCCCCGACACGGGGTCGGTGATGTTGAGCACGTCGTCGGCCATGTCGCCCCCGTCCGGCATGGCCGGGGCGCGGGCGGCAAGGACGATGGCCCCGCGATGGAAAAACATGTTGCGGGTCGTCGCCGCGATGATGGTGAGGGCGCGCGTTCCCGCCGCTTGCCCCACACGAAGGCCGGGCTCGGCAATCGTGATGGTGCCCGGGCCGGTGACCCCCGCGGCGACCACATACTGGTTGGGGTCGTTCGCAAAGGTGATGATGTCGCCCGCGAGGATCGCGTTCGTGCCGGTGATGACCGGAATCTGCGTCTGCCCGACGCTGAGCACAGCGTTCGAGGACGTGTAGGCTGAGCCGTTGCCGACGGGGACTGCGGCGCGGACCTGCGGCGACCATGCGATGCCGAAGCCCATGAGGTTGCCGATGGTGCCGCTGCGCAGCAGCTCGTCAGTGCCCGCCTCGTTGACGCGGAAGAGCGACGATTGCACACCGCGCAGGCGGTTGGCCGAGGTCGAGCCGAGCACCATGCGCAGATCGGACAGGGGCGCGCCGTTTTCCTCCATCATCTGCCGGGCGTTGGCCATGTCGGTCAGGACGCCAGCGGTGCCGAAGGGGGTGCCGGCGGCCGTGCCGATCGCCCGGGATGCGCCGACGTGCAGCGCGCCGAGATCGGCCTCGACCTCGTTGGCCAGCGTCCTGATGGCCTGCGCGATCCGGTCCTGATTGATCCGCTGAGTCGTGCCGGCGGAGTTCAGGCCACGGTTTTCCTCGCCGGTGATGCCGAAGGGGACCGAGCGCGACTTGGTGACCGTCACCGGGACGTTCTGGATCGTCTGGTTCGGGGTGTCGGCGGGGACGTTGCCCACGTTGAGGTTTTCGGCCGCCATCGGGCCGACAACCGGCGACATCACGGTCTGGTTGACAGCGGCGCGCGCTGCCATGGCGTCAATCGTGACCGAGCGGATGAAGCCGGTCTGCTCGCGGGAGACGGTATCGAGGGCCTCGTAGATGGTCGGGATGAGGCTCGTGAGGGTGAGAACGCCCATGTGTGAACTCCGTTTCGATGGGGGTTAAGTGTGCCCGCCCCCATTCGGGGGGGCAGGGGTTCAGTCGATGACTGCGAAGCCGTCCTTGATCCGCGCCGCCTGTTCGGCGGGCGAGAGCGCGGTGAACTCGGCCCTTTTCATGGTCTTGGTTCCGGGCGTCCCGCCGCTTGATCCGGGCGGCTTCCCGCTGCCCCCTTTGCCCCCGTCGGCGACGAGGTGCGGTATCGCCCCGGCCAGCGAGGCGGCGAGGTCGGCCATGGTTGCGCCGCCGTTCTGCCCCTTGCCGATCATGGGCGTCTGCCCGTCCGGCGACATGACGCGCATCCCGCCGTCATCATCGAAGACAATGCGGGGCGCGGCAAAGGCCGCAAGCACGTCGAGACCTTCCGGCACGACGCCCGCCTTGGACAACTCGGCCTTGAGCTCGGCCATGGCCTGATTGCGCAGGAGAGCCGAGAACTTGGCCTTGTAGCCGGTCTCCGTCTCCGCGAGCTTCGCCTGAAGCTGCTTGACGATTTCGGGGTCTGCCCCGGCGGCGAGCTTGGCTTGCACGGCTTCCGGCGTCTCGCCGAGCTTCTTCCATGCGTCCAGCGCCTTCCGGCGGTCAATCGCCTCCTGCTGGGCGGTGAGGGCCTTGCCCTTGAAGGTTTCGACCTCCGCCATCGGCGCGAGGGCGGCGAGGTCGATGACGGTCTTGCCATCGGCCGTGGCGGCGAGGGGGCGCAGGTGTTCCGGCAATGCCGACGTGTCGGCGATTTCGATCTTCATGGTTCAGCTTCCCGCTGGTTGTGGGGGCATCCCGCCCCGGCGCGAGCGATCAGATGCGCGCCCGCAGTTCTGCGAGCGTCAGTTCCCTGCCGTTCGCGTCGAGAAGGTCGCGGAAGGATATCCTTCCCGACCGCCAAAGCTCGGCGCGACCAGCGCCCAGAGCGTCGTCCTGTTCGGCCTGCGACCGCCGCGCGAGCCAGTCCTCGAAGCTGAGGTCGGCGGCGACTTGGCCGTTCATGCTGGCCCGTGTCCCCGGCGGCAGGTCCTCAATGTCGAACCCCAGCTCGCGCCAGCTCTTTGTTTCTGGCCGCGATGAGGAGCGGCAGCCGAAGTGCAGGTTGCCGGGCCCGGCCCCCCAGGGGATGGCGTGGCCGATGGGCTTGTGCGTCACCGGCTCATAGCGCCGGCCATCGCGGACCTGACATTGCACGGTGGTGCGCAGATCCAGCGTTGACGTCCAGACCACGGCCTTGATCAGGTCCGCGTTCGCCTCATAGGTCGCCTGCTTTGCAGCCTCCGCGACCGCTTGCGTGGCCGACCGGACAAGGCTTTCGGCGTGGCGGCGGCTGATCTGCATCAGGCCGACGACGGTTTCGCCCTGCCTCACCCCGCCGCGCACCCGCTGGATCAGTTGCGCCGTTGTGTCGCCCTGGGCGATCCCGAGCCGCATCGCGTCGGTGAAGCGCTGCAGCGTGTCGCCTGCCTGCCTCGACCACCATTCGGCCACCGGCGCGCCCTGCACGAGGACGGAGCCGGTCAGCGCAACCGCTTGCGCGCGCGTCAGCACCGCCGTTGCGAGCTGCAGGCCGGTGGCATCGTTCAGGACCTTGGCCGCGAAGGCGTCCTCGATCTCGGCCAGTTCGGCCAGCTCGCCGAGCAGGCGCTGCGAGGATGACCGATAGGCGGCCTTGATCGTGTCGCGGACCTGCGCGAGCAGCTTTTCGAGCCGCGCGGCGCGGGTCGTCGGCCGCACCCCGCCCGCCGGGTCGATGCGCGCGAGCTGGGCGACGAGATCGCCTTCAAGTTCGCGCAGAAGCTCGATCACCGCCCGGCGCTGGCCGGCCTCGACGCGCAAGAGGTCAAGCCCGTGGAGCGTGAAGGCGTCCGCGATGATGTCGTTCGCGCCGTCCATCACTGGCCCACGAGCGCGATCAGAGCGGCAACGGCTGCCCGGTCATGCCGGGGCTTTGTTCCGCGATCCGGTCGGCTTCCTCCTCAGGGTCAATATCGGACGGCACGACGCCGCGCCGCGCCAGTTCGCGCAGGAATGTCTCGCGGCTGATGTTGCCGGTGTTGACGGCCGTGAGCAGAACGGACAGCTCCTGCACGGACAGGCTGCCGATGGTGAAGTCCTTGTTGACCGTCACGGTCGGGGCTGCGGGCTCGCCTGCATAAGCGGCGACCCAGATCATGGCCTGTTCGAGCGCGTCCTGCAGCGCATCCGCCGCGGCGGCGAGCTGCGATGTCTCCTTGGCCGCGTCGAGCGCTTCTCCGGTGGCCGACTGCGCCGCCGGCCTGACGGCCAGCAGTTGCATGCCGAAGGCCTCCATCTGGAACTCCAGGTCCTTGAGGTCCTGCCGTCCCGCCCCGATCGCTGCGCCGCTGTGTTCGACCCAGCGCAGGTTGGCGGCGGGGTCGGTGGACGTGATCGCGGTCTTCGCGCCGATGACAAGCGGGCCTGCGTCCTGCGGGAAGCCGGTGGCGAACAGGATCGGCACCCGCGCCGCCTGCAGGATGGTCCGCTGATCGCTCTGGCTCTGCCAGTGGGCGATGTTCACGTCGGCGAGGTCGTCCAGCATCATCGCGCCGGTGAAGAACCCGGTGCGGTTGAGATAGACAGGCGTCACGGTGATCTCGGGCAGGCCGGTCAGCATCGGCTCCTGCTCGATCTCCCATTCATCGGTGTTGCGCTCGGACTTGCGATAGAGCGCGACCGACACGCCGGTTTCCGTCCGGGTCAGGACGCGGACGCGGGGCCTCATGCGCTGGGCGAACGGGTCGGCCGGGTCCGGCTCGGTGACCGATTCCATGATGCGCAGCTGCCCGAGGACCGTGGCCGCGCCGATGACTTGCGTCTGCCAGCCGAGGATGTCCTCGACGCGCAGGTGGATGAGGTAGGGGCGCAGCCCCCGGGCGGCGGCCTCTGCCTGCGTCTCCGTGCCCGCTCGCGGGGGCGCATCGACCATGATGTAGCTGACGCCCGGCCCGGACAGCGCGTCCTCGAAGACGCGGCGCGCAAAGACGGAGAGGTCATGCCCGGCCAGATCGGCGTTCTCCATCCAGACGCGAAGCTGCTGGCTTGCGTCCTCGCCGAGTTCGATGGGCTTCGAGAACACGCGCCCGGTCATGTCGCGGACGGTCTTGCGGTAGCCGTTGAACAGCCACGAGCCTTGCAGCCGGGCGCGGAAGCTCTCCTGTTCCTCGGCCTTGAAGCGCGGCAGGAAGACTTCGCCCGCCTCGCGCATCGCAAGCGTCCCGCCCATGAGCGCCCGGCCCCGGCGGCATTCGGTCAGCATCTTTGCGACCTCGGGGGACCGATTGGCGACGTGCTTGCTCATATCCTCAGTTCCTGGGCGCTGAATGTCGGTTTCAGGACCGGCATGGTGAAGTGGACGAAGTAGCCTTCGGCGTCACACGGATGGTCGAAGCCCGTGGACTTGTCTGGCTCGCCGTTCTGGTCGTAGGCCTGCTTTTCCTGCGCCTCGGCAAAGCGCGGGGCGGCGGTGTCGTTCACCCAGAGCAGGCCCTTGCTGTAGGCGGTGTTGACCGCCAGCACCCGGTCCTTGACGGGCGGGTTGAAGCTCGGGGCGCGGACGACGAAGCCCGCCTGCCGCAGAAGCGCGAGGTCGGAGACGCTGGCATTCGATGAGTGCCGCGATCCGCCCGAGGCGTCGGGGTAGATGTAGATCGTGCGGCCCGGATGCCGCTCCTTGAGCATGGCGATCAGCGACGGCGTGTCGAGCGCGCCGGTGATCTCGCCGGCGACGTGATAGCCGGGTTGCGCCTTGTCCGGGCCGACGCCATCGGGCCGGTGGACGTTGATGATCGAGGTCATGTTGCCGACGTTGAAGTCCTGCCCGATGTGCAGCGGCTCGCCCGGGCGGATGGTTTCGGCCGAACGGCAGGCCTCGCGCTGGTAGTTGCGATAGACCGTCCCCGAGGTGAGGTTGACGAACTCCCCGAGAAGGTAGGCGTTGATGAGCTCCTCGGGGTAGGTGTTGCGGAGCGAGTCGATGTAGTCGGGCGGCAGGTAGGCCGCGTTCTCATAGGTCGAAGCCTGCACCATGCCATAACCCGGCTTGGGCGCGCGCTTGAAGGTCTCGTAGGTCCACTTGAACCCTTCCGGGGTGGTGGTGACGCCGATCCCGTTGACCACGCCCGGGATCACGACGCGCATCCGGGCGACGATCTTCCGCCATGCCAGCGTGGCCTTGTCGATCGGCAGGATGTCGATTTCGTCCACCATCGCGCGGGCGATCTTGAAGCCGACGATGCCCGCCGGATCGTCCATCGACCGGCAGATGATCACGCCATAGTAGGCGCGGCCGCGGTAGAGATGCACCTCCTTGTCGGCCTTTCGCAGCACGATGCGGAAGCCGAGCATCTCGCTGGCCTCCTCGATGGTCGGCCAGAACGTGTCGCGGATATCCCGATAGGTGGGCGCGAAGTAGCCCTGCACCTGGCCGGGGTTTTCGCCGGCGAACATCAGCAGATCGAGGCACCCGACGAAGGTCTTGCCGCTTCCGAAGCCGCCGACATAGGCGCGGAACTTGGTGTCAAGGCTGCGCAGGAAGACGGCCTGCGGCTCACTGAGGCTTAGTGACACGGACGTAGCCTTGGGCGGGCTTTACCTCGAACTCGACCCGTGGCGCGGGGTTGTCTTCCGCATTCGGCGGCGCGTTCTCGCTCCACCGGGCGCGGGTCTTCATCCAGAAGATCATCGCTGTCGTGTCGCCGCCCTTGGCCTTGTTGAACAGCGCCCCGCCGATGGCGGCATTGGCCTGCGCGGTAGCGAGGTCGAGTTCGGCCCGGTAGTGCTTGCGCAGCGTCTTGGTGTCGATCCCGATGAGCTGCGCGATCACGTCCTGCGGTGTGCCGATGGTGCTGTGCAGTTGCACGAGCTGCCGCTCCGCGTGGCTGGGCGCATGCGGCGGCCGGTGCGGCGGCTTGGCGGTCATCACGAGGCCGCGAGGTTTGGAGCGTGTGGGTCAGTGCCGCCCTGCCGCTGTTCCGACTGGAAGTCGGCCATCGCCTGCTTCACACGCTTGGGGTAGGGTTTGGCCAGTGGCGCTATCTTGGCGCGTATGGCGTCGTCTAGGGGCATCAAGTAGCGGTGTTTTGCGGGAGTCCGAACCAACCTAGCCTGCGGGTCTATATTGGCGCGGAGCCAGCTTTCAACTTGACGCCAGCCGCGCGAGTGTATCGTCTTTGGGTGCAGTATCTCGCCTTTAACGTGAAACACGTGGTCGCTTTTTGTCAGACCCGTATAAATCCAGTTTCCAGCCTGATAAATGCCGCCGTGATGCCCTTGTGCAGTATCGGCAAACGAAACAACGATCCTAATATCAGGGCAATGACGCCGCAGGAAACCCATTGAAATGGCGATGATCCGCGTAACAGGCGTAACGTGGTCACGCAGCGCCACACGAACCAATTCGACTACTTCGCCCGCCGGCTCTAGCCCGTATTTGTCGCCTCTTGTGCTATTGCCACCGCCGACACCGTAGATGACCACACCGACGAAACGGCCCGTTTCCCATACTCCGACCTTGAGCAATTTGCTCGCCGGCATGCAGCGGGTATAGTGCCAGTTCTCGCAAGCATACTTAGACGCCGCATGCGTGGCCCAGTCAATCCGAAGATCAGCCTTGGCCATGTTCCCTCAGATCATAGTCTTGCCCGCAATGGGGGCACTGCACGATTTTGGGGGCGAGTTGATCTAGCCTCCCCTGGTCTTGCTCCGATCCTGGCGCGAAGTTGCCGTCGTGGAACATCGCCGCAACCTCCCCCAACTCAAACCCGGTCAGCGCCAGATCGAACCCCTGCGCTTGCAGGTCCTGCAGCTCGATCCGGGTTATATATTTGTAGATGACTGGTTTGATCTCGAGTCTGTTTTAGTGATATATTTTGGCGTGTTTT